AATCGCAAGGTCAAGGTCGTAGCCATTAACGGTAAGTCTGTTTCTAAACAATCGATGTGGGATTTAGTGCTGTTCAAACGGCCATTGCCGCAGGGAGTGCACGCATGAGCCAGCAGAGCCAAATCATTGCCGAACTGGGCTTAGCACCGCGCCCTGTTTTTAATGGTCGCCACCCAGCAGGTTTGCGAAGTGATGGTTTGCCTTATGCCAGCCGCTGCAAAGTGAGCGATGCAAAACGTGCAGAACGCGCGCGGACTCGCCGCATTGAAGATATGGCGTTAGCCAAAGAACTGGGCATTAGCCTAGAAGAATTACAAGAGGGAACGGTATGACTACAGAAAAGTGCAACTGTTTTGATGATGTTTTGAATCGCGCCAAAGTTGAGCTTAAGAAGCAAGTGGAAGGTGAAATAACAGAATTTGACGTTAGATGGATGAATTACTCTTTCTTCCTTTCTGGCGATTATTGCCCTGTTAATCCACAGCTTGAAATGTCTTATCGCGAATTTAAGCGTAGCGGTGAGCCTAAGGTAAACCTCACTAAAAAGCAGATATCAATCACTTGCAGTTATTGTCCAATGTGCGGTCGGGAACTGGCGAAAACAGGAGGTGAAGCGTGAGTAATTTTAAATGCCCTACGTGCAACAAGTACAAAGTGCCTAATCCAGCCTCTTTTGCTGTAGGTGACAAAGTTAAATTTATGAGAATTAAACGAGGTATTCGTACTACTAGCTTTAATTCTGTGTCAGGAAAAATTATTGCGCTTGATGGTGATGACGCTGTGCTAGTTCGGTCTCGCGGTAAAGATACGAGAATTTTACGAACAGGCCTCACTCATGAAGATCAACCAAGTCCTGTCTCTTATCAGATGTTTGGTGTTTGCCATTGCGGGGCGTCCTATGAGTGATCATCTAGCCGTTATCGAACTTAAAAAACTTATCCAATCTGAAATCGGTGATTTTTTCGCGGGATTAGGTCAGCCAGGTGAGCCAACTACGCTAGAAGAAATGCAAACAAAATTGCAGGCGAATATCGATCGCTTAGTTATTGATTGCCCTTGGGACTTAGTCTGTGCCTATGGCGACGGCTGGTATGACGGCTTTTTAGCCGCAGTGGAATTTGTTAAGGATGACTGTGATATCGAGAGTTATTCAGAAGACGCGATTAGAGAGCTTTCTGAGGTCGCTGAGTCGGAGACTGTTATAGCCAAAGAGGAAGCCAGAGGCGCTGAAAGCCCTTACTGGATTGGGTTTGATTTAGCTAAACGCGAACCTACAAGCATCAACATGATTCAACAAAAAGGTGGCACGGAATGAAACAACCAACAGACAGTAATTTTGATAATTATAAATTTGCCTCATCAGTAGCAGCAGCAACGATGGCGGCGTGTTGGCTTGAGCATGATGCGGTGATCCTCGACACCGAAACTACGGGGCTTGAATGGGGTTGTGAGGTTGTGGAGATCAGCATCATCGAGGCGCGCACAGGGCTGATATTAATGAACACTTTAGTGCGCCCCATTAATCCTATTCCTGCTGAGGCGACGGCAATACACGGTATTACCAATGAAATGGTTGCCGATGCGCCGCTATTTTTTGATATTGCCATTAGTGTCGCGCAGATATTGAGTGGGCGCACCGTGATTGCGTATAACTCGGCATTTGATAAGAAAATGCTGTGCTCCTCTGCGGCCTATAGCTCTGGCGAGCCACCCTATGTTAATAGCGATTTTCAGTGTGCCATGTTGGCTTATGCCCAGTTTAAAGGTGATTGGAACCACGGCCTTGGTGATTTTAAGTGGCATTCGTTAGCCAATGCCGCAAAGCAGCAGGGCATTGTGCTCGAAGGAACGGCGCACCGTGCGCTATATGACTGTCAGCTTACCCGCGAGCTAATACTAAAGATGGCGGCTGAGTAATGGCTAGAAAGTCGCACCGTTTCGCGCATTTGTTGCAGCACTTTCGAGCTAATCGGGTGGATTTATTGACCCGCCTGAGACAGTACCAAGAAGACCCTACAGAGCTAAGCCTAGCAAGATTAGCCGCGGTACTTGGCGCGCTTGAGTGCCTTTACTGGCAGGCGCTTGGCTGTGACGAAGTGTTATTAGCTAAAAAAATTGCACGTACTACCGAGGCGTCGGCAGCTTACACCACTGACGCTATTGGTTGTATCACTAGCATTTTTTCAGCAAAACACTGAGCTGGAGCCGTATTACCCAATGAGCGCGCGCACCACTTCTAATCAACTTCCTTTTAAGCGGCGTTTGCAGCATTTGCCAACGCCGCTTGTTGATGACGTACTGGCAGCATTTGCTGTTGCAGCTGAGCGCTTGCCTGCCGCCCCCGTAGACTTGTGGGAGGATGAGGTTGTTGGCGTGCGGGAAAAGATTGATACCACTCGCTTGTATCAGCCTATTTTCGATAAGCCAGCAGAGCGTTTTACCGCGGCAAAAGGGTTTGAAATGCTTGCGCCGCTGTCATTCCATGTGCGCAATAAAGTACAAAATACCTATCAGCAACGTGTAAATAGTGGCGGCATTGTTGCTGGTTCGGCGTATTTACGCGAAACCATTAAAAAGTTAAGAGTGGTTTGGCATAAGTACCCATTTCATAAAATATCGGGCATGAAGTTTGTTAAGCACTCAGCGCAGGAGCTTGATGATAATGAGGATTTGACCCCTGAAAGCCGCGCATTAGTTGCGGCCTCGCCATTTAGTGCATTTAGATTGTTGCGCCATCGCAAATCGACTGAGCTTAAGCAGGTAGCATCACAAATGGCCGACGCTTGCATGGTGCAAATTAAGGCGATTGCATTTGCTGACCACAGTGACATGGCTTATTTTAACGCCTATGACGCTGCCGCCGAACTCTGCAAAACATGGAGCATTGAGCCGCCATACTGGCAAGCGGCGCACGTTGACCACATTAATGAAGCTGCTGAGTGCGCAATATTGCGGATGACCTGCCCAAAATGGTGGGGCAAGAAGCTATTAAAACTGCGGGATCAGTGCTGCGAACACCTTTGCCTAGCTGTTGGCCTCATCACCCAGAAAACCCCATTTATCAGCGATGAATGCTTTAGTGAGTGGCAGTCACAGCAAAAGACGGCCATGCAATGGCTTGAAAGCACCATGATTGAAAATGATGACGGGGTGATCTTACCGCTTATCGAAGCGGCGATGGCGGGCAACGCCAACCCGACAAACCGTGTAACAGAGCTCATTGTGCGTAACCGCGGCTTAGAAGAAATCGCCGACGCTGCGGGCATGATTGCGCTGGCAGTGACGCTTACTTGCCCGAGTAAATACCACTCCAATTCACATAAGTGGGATCTTGGCAACGCCAAGCGAGCACAGAAATACCTCGTTGATACCTTTGCCAAAATGCGCTCTGCATTGGGTTATCGCAACATTCCGTTTTTAGGGTTTCGTGTCGCTGAGCCGCATAAGGACTCGACACCGCATTGGCATATGGCGTGGGTAATTAAGCCTGAGCATGAAGCGGCAGTGAAAGCAATTATTACCAAGTACGCCTATCAGGTTGATGGCGATGAACCAGGTGCAGCAGAGCACAGGCTAAAGATAGAACCCATCAGAAAAGACGCGAACGGTAAAAGCGGCCTTGCTGGTTACTTTATCAAGTACTTGCTTAAAGGCATCCCCGGGGATCATCAGCATGGTCAACAAGAGCTTGAGCTGGAATCAGGGCAAACCATCGAGGCGGCATCCGCCCGCGTAGCCGCATGGGCCAGTCGATATGGCATTCGCCAATACCAGTTTTATGGCGCTGAGTCGGTACAGATATGGCGCGAATTACGCCGCTTAAAGGTTGGCCCGCAATCGCCTGAGATTGAAGCCGCAAGGGCTGCAGCCTGTAGCTCTGACTGGAAAGGCTATGAAGAGGCTATGAAGAGTGCCCAGCTTTCGCTCAATTATGACGTGACGCCAGAGGGCAACCAATACGGAGAAGCCACTAAGCGCGTGCAAGGCATTAGCGGTATTGCCTTTGGAGAAAAGCGCTTGCTCATCACCCGTGGTGAGCGCTGGAAATTGCGCAAGGCAACCGATGAAGAGCAAGACGCATACAAGGCACTTAAGCAGCGGCGCAAAGAGTTATTCACCGTTAACCGCGCCATGAATGCCGAAAGTCGCCTTTCAAGAAAAGAACTCAAAGAAGCTATGCCGAAGTGGAGTATGGCGCTGTTGCCTTCGGCTTTTGGCTCTCCTTGGACTTGTAGGAATAACTGTACAGACCCTGTTTTGGAAGGGGTTGATAGCCGAATTATCAGGCACCTTGCGCAGGTGGGGATTACTGACCCTGTCAATATTGAGCGTTTACTGTTCGATGGTTGTCGGGTGATGGATGCCGATGGCGGGGAATGGTGGGTTGATGATGGCCAACTGCGGAACGAACCATATCGATATCACGAAATTAGGGATCTTCCGCTCGATGAACTGGTCTCAGAAATGCAGTCGTGGGGGAAAACTGCCATAGACAAATATAACTTTGCGGTACCAGCGGTATCGAGTACAGACGCCAATGTCTATGTTGGCCATGGACGGAAATATCTATGACAGCTGCTAAGCAAAGCTATTTAGGTGCTAAAAATGGGAGTGGTGTTTTTCAGGCCATTATTAATTTGATGCCGCCACATGACACGTATATCGAGGCGTTCCTCGGCACTGGTGCAATCATTCGTCGTAAAGCGCCAGCGTTAGAAAACATTGGTATCGAAATTAACCCTGGTGTCATAGATAAATTTAACCATGCTGCAGCAGAACTAAATTTGTCTATGAACATCATCAACGCTAACGCCATCCACTGGCTAAAGACATTTACCCCAACCGGCAAAACGTTGATTTATCTTGATCCGCCTTATGTGCACTCAACCAGAACAAGCAATGCAAGATACAAAAACGAGCTCACTGATGCGGATCATGCAGAGCTGCTTACTGTTGTTAAGCATTTAGCCGAACTTAAGGATGTTTTTATCATCATTTCTGGTTACCAAAATCCTTTATATGACACGGAGCTAGCTGATTGGTATAGCAAAGACTTTCAGGCAATGACCCGCGGTGGAGTTAGAACGGAAACAGTATGGTGCAGCTTTCATCCTGGCGAACAGCATTACCATACGTTTGCGGGAAAGGATTTTACTGATCGCCAACGGATAAAACGTAAAGCAGCAAGATGGGCAAAAAACTTTGAAGCATTACCCACTGCAGAACGCCAAGCTGTGATGGCGGCATTGCTCGCTATAGAAAATTAAAACGATGTTTACTCAAGTGTAAAACAAGGAATTAGCCATGCAACTAACGCTTAACAATGACGACCATGAAACTGTATTAGCCTATATCACCGCCAAAAATCGGGAAAATGGCTATAAAGGGCAATGCTTTATTTTCCTACCTCGGCTTGCCGAATTGCACTTAAGCAACAGTATTTATACAGCAAATCAATTAATTAAAAAAATGATGGTGAAAGCATGAAGACACTGATTCAAGGCTGTGAAAGCGCAGAACAGTTTGAGGTATTGCTGCAGTTGACTGGCATCAGTAGCGAAGATAAAAAAAAATGCGCTGCGCGCTCACTTAGTTGAAGGCCTACCGGCTAAGCGCGCGTATGCCCGCTTTCATGTTACCCAGCAGCATTTTAGCCAGGCATTAATGTTGCTAAACAAAAAAGCAGATTTGGCGATGCAGTACGCAGGACTAAACAAAGTAAAGACTGTTAATAACTTCGATGAGTTGCAACAGAAAATAAAACAATTAAATCAACACTAGAAAACTAATGTGAAAAACAGATTTTTATAGAAAAGCACAAATAGGAAAGCTTGAAACGTGCGCAAAATTATTAGTCGCATTTTAAATGGATCTGAGGGATCGCTGAATGATCGCTATCGCGTTTTTTTGCGTTTTTTGTAGTGGGAGTTAACCAGTGAAAGCAGCAAGCGCTGGCGCGGTTTTAGGGACTCGCGCTATTGCGTTTTTTTCACCCGACAAAGCGCGCAGGCGTGGCGTGGGTCTGACGGCGCGCGCTGGGTTGAAAGTGGGGGTAAACTGCAGGCAATAAAAAACCGCCCTAGGGCGGTTGATGGGAATGGGGTTCCGATCGTTACTTGGCTTCGGTTGCGACTGCCAGTTGGTAAGGCTTGAAGCGGACTATCTCTTCGTCTGCCCAGTCGTTGATGGCCAGTAGTGACTGGCGAATACAATCCAGTTCGTTAGCATCAAATACCTGTGCCGCCTTGCCGGCATCACCAAAGCCGCCAGTATTGTTGGGCACAATCCCCATGAGCTGAGGCGGTACGCGGTGCGATGCCAGCTGGTCGTCACGGCTGACGTTCTTAATACTCAAAAACTCATCATTCGCGGCAACTTCTGCCACTGGGATTAATTTGATCCCATCCTTATTGCCACCTGGTGCATGTAGAAATAGATTGCGGAAGTTACCCGGGCCTTTGCTGTTTCTTAGGGATTCACGCAGCTTGTCGACATCTTTCTCGTTCACTGTTGAGTCTGTGAGGTACATGATAAATCCAGCGTGACTACCGTTCTCGTAGTACCGACGTCTAAACAGTGTCGCACTCTCATTCAGCAATGACGAGTTCATGCTGGCTACATAGTCGGGAATGCCATAAACCTCTTGGTTTAAGTCTGGATCCTTTACGTGAAAAATTGATGATTCAGGAAACTCCTTTTCCTCGTGAAAGTTAGGCACCCACCAAAATTGATTAGGTTTAACACCTACCCGCGTGTATTTAGCCGGCGAGGCTTGATACTTCAACGCGCCACCCAAGC